TCACTTGATCCAGGCCCCTGGTAGATAGAAAGTCCTATGAGCATCATTAGGTTTAAAATCATTTTTCATTCTCCTCAAATTTTACCCGCATCCTAGTTTGTTCCCTTTCTTTAGATCCAATCGCTTAATAATTTCATTTTGATTTTTCCTTTTGCAATTCAACCTCAAAAAACCCCATGTATTTATAGCCATCCTTTCCGCCTTTCATGCAGTGGCCGCTATAAACTCCAGGTGAAATCTGAGTGACGGTTGTGACCTTATTAGCGCCAGTTTTGGCTTTAAGGGCGTCCATGATTTCTTTTTTTAAGGGATTAGTTGAGGTTATGGGTTTCATTATTCATTCTCCTATTAATTATCGTTCGTTTCTGTGCACTCAAAATAAATTCTTAAGAATGGGTTTTCGTAAGTCACGTAATCGTTCATTCCTTGGAGCTTGGTGTCCTCATTTTTAAGCTGTAGTTTTATCTGTGCAGCAACCTCGTCAAATATGTCTTCAAAATCTTTTTTAGTGCAGTCGTCCTTAAAATCCATGGTTAGGGTAAATCTATAGTTTTTCATATGTGTCTCCATATATTAAGTATACCCCACTTTCCGTAAAATGTAAAGTAGGCCAGACCCACCCCAACAAGCCTTAAAAAGCCCACAGGATTGCATAACAATTTTCGTCACTTTTAATTTTATTGAAATTGTAGTTTAGTATTGCCACAGAGAGCCGTTTAGTTTTTGATTCTGGTGCGAGAATAGGTGGATAATCCATCAGTTCGTATTGAATGTATGGGTGCGGATACCGCAGAACTCAGCTTATTTTGGAACTTTCAAGGGGAGCTCAAGTCCCTTTCTGAAGAGGCTTATCAAAAGATGAAGGGGGATATAATGGAGCTTGGTTTTTCTGAGCCCATATCTGTCTGGGAGAGTGGTGGCAACCTCTACACCCTTAACGGTCATCAGAGAATTAAGGCTTTGAGACGAATGAAGGATGAGGGGATAGAGATACCCCCCCTGCCTTTTTCAATAATACAGGCGCCGGACTGGAAAACTGCAAAAAAAAAGGTTCTCGCACTGGCAAGCCAATATGGAAAGGCGACCTCACAATCCGTCGCTGACTTCTTAAAAGAGTCTGACCTGGAGGTTGGTGAGATTAGTTTTATAGAGATGCCAGACGTTGACCTTTCTGATGTGGATGGCTTGTTGAAATCACTGGATCAACCATCGGTAGATGAATCTAAGCAGGATGAGGTTCCGGCAATTGAAAAACTAGATGTGACCAAGCCAGGCGATGTTTGGATACTCGGAGATCACAGGGTTTTGTGCGGGGATGCTACTAATCCCGATCATATTTCTCTTCTTATGAACGGTGAGAAGGCGGATATGGTTTTCACGGATCCTCCTTATGGGATGGACGTCGTTAAACCATATGGAAATATAGGCGGTGCTAGGGTCGGGACAAGTGAATATGGGATGGAAGCTAAATGTGGAGTCTACAGACCGATAATAGGCGACGATAAACCTTTCGATCCAAAACCCCTCTTATCTTTGGCAGAAATACAAATCATATGGGGAGCCAATCACTTCTCAGACAAACTCCCAACGTCTCCGCATTGGATTGTTTGGAATAAAGAAATGCCAGAAGGAACAGATTTTAGCGGTGCAGAGCTTGCTTGGACAAATATAAACAAAAAAGCCGTTAAGGTTTATAAATTTACATGGGTAGGCATGACTAGGCAGGGAGACAGGAAAGATGAACTCAAAATCAGGGTTCACCCCACCCAAAAACCTGTTGGCTTGTTTGAAAGAATTCTAAACGACTATGATCCAAGATCAGTTATTGATATCTATCTTGGCTCGGGCTCCACCATGATCGCCTGCGAAAAGACCAGCCGCAAATGTTACGGCATGGAGATAGACCCCGTTTACTGCCAGGTCATCATTGACCGCTGGGAGACATTCACCTCTCAAAAGGCTATTAAGCTAGAATAGAGTTATGAAAGACGATGGAAAAATACCTCAAAAACAAGGAAGAAAGCCCTGGATACCCGACGAAGAGACTTTTAAAAACGTAGAGAACTATGCCTCCAGATTCTTACAAGAGGCTCATATCTGCAAACTCGTCGGCTGCTCAGAAACCACCTGGTATGAGAAAAAGAAGCAATACCCGGCTTTATCGGAGGCTATAAAAAGCGGGCGGGCTAAGGTGGCTGCGACGCTTTCTAATAAACTCCTCGATCAAGCCATGAAGGGAAACACCGCTATTCTCATCTTCCTGGCTAAGGCTGTTCTCGGCATGAGAGAGAATGACCCTCAAATGGCCACAGTAACTCCTATTCAAATCAATATTCAGGGTAAGGATCGAAAGTATGTCATCGGAGACACTAACTCTACATCCTAAACAGGGAAAGGCGTTTGAAAGTGATCACAAAGTCACCCTCTGCACATCAGGTATTCAAGGTGGGAAAACGACCGTTGGAGCCCTGTGGCTACTTAAAGAAAATGGGAAATGGCAAGATGGTGGGGAGCATAATTACATCGTCGGGGCCCCTACGTATAAGATTCTCAATCAGTCTACTATCCCAGGATTCATGCGCTACCATGGAAGGTTTGGCTCTTATCTTAAAGGACCCTCTGAATTCAAATACCATAACGGAGGAACAGTATATTTTCGAACCTCCACTGACCCTGACTCTATCGAGGGAATAACGAACGTAAGAGCGGCTTGGCTCGATGAGGCCGGGAAGTGTAAATACGCTTTCTGGATTAACTTAGAGGGACGCTGCGCTAGAACTGCCGCTCCCATTATGTGTACCACCACGCCGTACGGTCTTAACTGGCCCTATAAGCATCTCATTAAACCGGTTGAAGCCGGTGAGAGAAAAGATGTGCTGTGGCTTAAATGGAGGTCCGTTGATAACCCGTCTTTCCCTCGTGCAGAGTATGAGCGTCAAAGACAGATCCTAGATCCTAAAATCTTCCAACGTCGCTATGAGGGAGAGCACGTTCGTCTAGAGGGTCTTGTGTATGATCTTACTAAGGATAACTTCTTTGATCAGAAGGACTCTCTTCCAGAAGAGACTGTTCACTATGGCGGGATTGACTTTGGGTATGCTGAAGGGCATGAGTTTGCCGCTTCTATTCGGGGCCTGACTCCAGATGGTCTCCATGTGGTGGTCAGTACCTTTAAGCAATCCGGCCTTACTCCCGATCAGCAATGCGATATTATTCTAGCTCGTACGAAGATTCATAAGGTGAAGAAATGGTTTTGTGATCCCTCTCGTCCTGACCTCATTGCGTTATTTCGTAAGGCTGGAATACCCTGTGCTGGCTTTCAAGAGGGCAAAGAGAATTTTAAGAAGATCAATCCAGGCATTGAAGCGCATAATGAACTCATTCGATCAGGCAAGTACAAGATCCCTAATGACAAGCATCTAGACCTAGAAGACGAATACGAGACCTATCACTGGCCTCAAGATATGGACGGAGAAATTGCGAATGAGGTCCCGGTGAAGGACAATGATCACTTCATGGATGCCGAAAGAATGCTCACCGTAGGAACATTAGGCTTGATGGTCGAAAGGAAAAAAGGATTAACTGGCTCTAGATCACTTGTTCACTACGATGCTGAGGCTCAAAAGCTTCTTAAGAATAAGAGACGAGCAAACAGGAGTTTTGACGAATACTGATGCCAGTTTACGAATACGAATGCAAAGAGGGCCACTATCATGAAAAGACGCTATCCTTGGAGCATTTTCAGCCGAGTACTTCATGTCCTACTTGTGGAGATGTTGCGCAGCGAGTGATCACGAAGGCTCCCAACATAAACACCTCTAACTGCCAGTTTGACTCTCATTTTAACTATGGTCTGGGCAAGGTGGTTCATAGTAACCGTGAGGTGAAAGAGTCTCTTCGTAAGATGAATGGGGAAACAGGACGTGACTTTCAAGAGGTAGGAACTGATAATTTGTCGTCGATTAAAAAGAGTTATAAACGATATGATAAGGACTAAGGGGATTTAATGCCAATTATCCAGGAACACGAACAGATTATAGCCAAGACCGGCCTTCCATCAGAGCAGTCTACGGAAAGCGCTACACTCGTTAAACAAATTAAAGAACTCTTCACACGGTCTAAACGATTTAGAAAACGATACGATTTCAATTGGCATTACAATTACGAGTTTGTGATCGGCGGTAAACAATGGCCACAAGAGCGGGCCAGGTGGCGCTTCAATGAAGCGGTGAACATCACCTGGTCAACTATTATGACGGAGATTGCTATTCAAACCGATGGGCGACCTAAGTTTGAATACACTCCTACAGATGACACCGACTTGCCCTTTGCTCACGCTCTTAAAAACATCAACGATCAAAACTGGCAGAAGTACAATTGGAACGGGATCATTCAAGACGCCCTGTTTGATTGCAAGCTCTACCATGTGGGACACACTATCGTGGATTGGGACGAAGATGCTCAAAATGGTTTAGGCGATGTGTGCTTAGAGCAACTCGATCCATTTTATTGTTACTGGGATCCGTACGCTCATGATTTAAACACAGGCAAACGAAGAGCGAGAAACTTTCAATACGCTGAACCTGTTCCAACGAGTGTTCTCAAGCAGCGCTATCCTAAAGAAGCGAAGAACATTAAGCCTGATGTTGAGAAGTACGGACAAAAAAGTGACTACGGAGTTTATCAGTCTCGGATCTATACAGACTTTGACCCGCAAAACCCGACGAGACTTCCTTCTTCTGCTCAGGCCGAAGGGGAAACTTGGGGCGGAGAGGACATGACTCTTTTAGTAAGAACCTGGCTAAGAGAAGATACTTTAGAGCAAGTAGAGATCGAGCTGAATGAAAAAGATGAGAACGGCTCTCCGACGAAAGAGTATCAGCTGAAGAAGAAGTATCCCTTTGGTCGGTATGTCGAAATGGCTAACAACCGAATTATCTTCGAAGGCCCTAATGGAGTTTGGAGAGAGAAAGAGGGCAAGAGATACTGGGCCCCTCTATTAGCCGACAAGTTCCCCATCGCAAGATGCGTGAACTATCGCTACTCCAGAGAGTATGCAGGAGAGAACGAAGTCACTCACACTCGGGGACTCAATAAGATTGTGAACTACGTTTACTCTTACATCCTAGATAGCTTTAAAATGGCGAGTAACCCGAAGACCATTGTGGGATCTTCAGGAAACATTGAGATTGATCGAATTACGAATGAACCGGGTTTGATTATCGAGACCGATGACATGGGAGCTTTTAGGCAAGAGCCAGGTAATCCGATTGCACCGGGATCGTTTAACCTTTTGGATGTTTCTCGTCAGCTATTTGATACCGTTCAGGGATTGCAGGACGTTTCAAGAGGGGCTGATATAACGAACGTCAACTCCGCTATTATGCTGGAAGGCTATGTGGAGGCGGCTCAAACCAGGCCTCGAATGAAGAACCGTAATTTAGAGATGTTCCTTGTAGACCTGGGTCAGATCTTGGCTCAGTTCTATCTTCAGTTTTACGACCAAGCGAGGGTATTTAGATATACCAACAATAAAGGCTTTCCGGAGACGGTTCAGTTTCAATCTCAAAACGGGATGATTAACCTGACCCGGTCAGCTGTTCAAGATGGTCAAGAAGGAAACATTCCATTGGATACAATGATTAATCACCAAGTGAAGGGAATTCCAGATGTGAGTGTGACCTCTGGCTCAGCGCTTCCATTTGCGAAAGCTCAAAAGGGAAATATGGCACTAACGTATTTCAATGCAGGAGCAATCGATGAGGAAGAGCTATTGAAAGCAGTGGATTGGCCCAACGCGAAAGAAGTCTTGAAGAGAGTTCAAGAGAAGAGGCAAGCTGCAGAAGAAGCCGCTGCCCAACAACAAGGAGCGCCCGTTTAAGTGTCGGTGATTCGAAAAGCTCTGTTTCTTGGGAGACGAATGCCAAGAGGAACGAATGCGACGACTCTTTACACATCGGGTCGAGACACGACTACGAAGGTTAGAGGGCTGTTTGTAGCGAATACGACGGCAGCTTCTTCTTCATTTTCTGTCTATCTCAACACGAAGGGAAACAACACCTATAGTGATGGGGATTCACTTTACTCTTCGATAAGTGTTGCAGCGAACACGACCGAGAAGCTAAGTTTTGACGAGAGCGAATTAACCGTCGCTCAATCTTCGACGCTAGGCGTGAAAGTAAGTGTAGCAAGCTCCATTGTTTTCTCGTTGTTTGGGGTCGAAGAAAGACCTGAATAGGTTACAATGTTAAGCACTAGGGGGTGTGTCTGTGCCATTTCAATCTGAAGCTCAAAGAAGTTATCTTCACGCTAAAGAACCTGAAGTCGCTAATAAGTTTGCAAAAGAAACTCCTAGAGGCGCGACTCTTCCTAAAAAAGTTAAACAACAATCACAATCGAATAGAAAATCCGAAGCAATGAAACGAGTTGCTCGTGAAGGAGAGATGTAAATGGAACAACCACAAGGTGCACCACCAGTAGATCCCGCTATGGCACAAGACCCAGCAATGGCTCAAGATCCTGCGGCTCAAAAGGGCGGCGAAGATCCGATGAAAGTTATGGCAACTCTGGGGAGTGCTTTAGCTCAGATTAAAGATTCAATGGGACAAGGAAACTTTCCACCTGAAGCGATGCAAGCTTTAGAGAATGCTTCCATGGAGTATGACAAGTTTATGGGTATCATGGGCGGCGGCGCTCCTGATCAGCAAGCCAAGGGTCAGCCTATGGATGCGATGGGTGCTGAAGGTGCGATTCCTGCAGATACACCAACGGGTCCAAACGTAGTCCCTGCATAATTAATTGACGAAGGAAGGACGAGTGATTTTATGAGTGACGAAGAAGTTTTAAGAGCGGAAGGAATTGACCCAGAAACGGGTGGGGAGCTTCAGGCAGAACCTGTAGAGGCTTCAACGGAAACACCTGCTGAGGATCAGTTTTCATTTTCGTGGCAGGATAAGGAATATTCATTTCCATCTAATGCGGAGATACCGATTGATCACAATGGAAAGCTGGTCAATGTCCCTTTTAGTAAGCTGCAAAACACGTATCGTCAGGCGGCTCATCTTCAAGACAAGTATGTCAGTGGGAAGAATGAGTGGGACCAGAAGCAAACTCGGCTCGATGAGCTAGAGAGTTCGTATAAGGAATACGGAGTACTTCAGGACTGGAGTAAGAACAATCCTGAGGAATGGAAGATACTCTCCGATCTTTATAATAACAAAGTTCAGAATCTTTTATCAGCGCAGACAGGCTTTTCGCCTCAAGGTGCGCCAGAAGAACAAGCGGGAAACGCCGGAACCCCGAATATGGAACCGGTCTTTAAGCACATTCAAAAGCTAGAAGGCGAACTGAATGAACTTAAGGGCTTTAAGACAAACTACGAGAGTGAACGTGAGCGTTATCAGGCTGAGCAGGACACCGCTGAGGTGAAAACCGAGATTCAGACATTTAGAGACACGTATAATCATGTGAACCTCGATCAAGCGAACGATCAGGGAGTCCCTCTTTATGCACAGATCCTTAACTGGGGTGCGGAAAGAAACTATCCATCGTTTGGTGCAGCTGCCTTTGATTATCTTGGAAAAGACTTCGTTTCTGGAATGCAAGCTTCGGCTTCAGCCCAGCAATCGTCTCAAGTTCAAGCGGATAAGAAGCAGGGCATTGTGGCTAAGAGTGCGAAACCCTTCATTCAAGAAAGCGGTCAATCACCTCAAGGCAATGTAAGACAAAAGTCTTATGGGGAACTTCTTGAAGAAGCCAAGAATGAGTTTGGCCAAGAAGCTGGATAATTAATTTTTAAATTGGAGGATAACCAATGGCAGTAAGTGTTCCCGCAATTAGTGCGATCACTAAAAGAAAGTTTATCCCTAAGCTTATAGACAACGTTTATACATCGAATGCACTTCTCTATTACCTAAAAGAGAAGGGCAAGATGGATACTCTTGATGGGGGTGATGATATTCGCCAGCCAACAAGATATGCGCGGTTTAGTGCTCGGGGTTGGTATAGCGGAGCTGAGAAGCAAAACACCGCTTATAACGAAAAGAAAACGGCTCTCGTATTTGACTGGAAACAGTACTACGTGAACATCACGATTACCGGACTTGATATGCTCAAGAATGCCGGCGAATCGAAGGTGCTTGACCATGTGAAAACAGAGGTTGAGGCAGCTGAAGAAGATGTGAAAGATGCATTTGGAACGGGGCTCTATAGCAACGGTTCGACGAATCCTAAATCCTTGACGGGTGTTCGTGCTTACCTTTCTGAGTCCAATACCTATGGCGGTATTTCACAAGCGGATGAATCTTGGCTACAAGCTCAGGTTGATTCTACGACTACGACTCTTACTTTGCAGAAGATGCAAGAGAGATACGAAGCGGCTTCTGAAGCACCTGAGAGACCTGACCTGATTACAACAACGGAAACAGCGTTTAATCAGTTTTGGGGTCTTTTACAGCCACAACAACGTTTTGCCGATGGCAAAGCAGCGAATGCTGGTTTCAAGAACCTACTTTTTAATGGTGCAGCGGTAAACTATTGCCCAGCTTTGGAGGAATCCATTGCTGCATAATCCCGAATATCGGTTAAAGGCCAGAAGTGGTTCAGACCGAAGCGTAAAAGGTAAGATCTACGCTCGAACGACTGACAAGGGCTCCCCTAATGGGAGGATATACAGTCTGCTCTCACGCTATAACAAATCGAAACGTGAGCTAACATACGGAATGGAAGACTCTTATGCTCCTAGTGGGTATATGGTATTTCACAACTGCAAATTCATTAATTTGTACTCACACAAAGAACGTAAGTTTCCTGGTGAATTCAAGGATTTCGAAGAATTCTTTGATCAAGACGCGATGATTGCAAAATTGCAGTGGCTTGGTGAAATGATTTGTTCTGCTCCTAGATACCAGGCAGCAATGACGGCACTTAGCTAAGAAAGGGGACTCTCATGGGAGATAATGGAGAATATAGATATCTCGTAGATGCAGGTCTCGGAAGTGTATCCTCAGTAGTTAGTTCGCTACCTGCTGGTTACACACTTGGCGAGACACGTGTTGTAGATGGAATCAAATTCAGACTTGTTCATAACGCAGGTACGGCTCAGGCCTCAGTAGGAATGGTGCTATCACCAGTAACTTCTGCAGGTCCGTACAGTGTTTCGATCAGTCACGTCTCTAAGGCCAATGCACATATAGGTGCAAGTGTTGTGAAACATGCCACTATCACAACCGGGGCTTATGGATGGGGTGCAGTTCGAGGAAATGTTGGAAACTTGATTGCGGGTGTATCTTCCGTTGCCACTGGGGCAGCGATTTATATCTCGGGATCAGGGCAAGTCAACTTGATGCCTCAATCTGTAGCCACTGGAAATGTAGTAGTTGGAAGGAACCTTGGAGCTTCGGCTTCAGCGACCGCAACGACTCTTATTGTTTCTGGTGACTTTGCAGTTTCATTTGCAGAAATTTAAATCGTGATGTGGAGGGTTTAATCGCCCTCCATTCACCCTTTTGACGAAGGAAGAAAGACTATGAAACGAACGATTGAAATGGATCTGATGTATCAGCCACTGATTGACGGACCACCGAAGTCTCAAGGCGATCTCTATAAGAGAGCTTGTGATGGGGATGAACAGACTGTTGATTCGTGGAAGGATACATGGCCAAAGAACTACAAGGCGAATAAAGAGCGCTTTGGTTCAATGTTTGAGAAGTCGGTAGCTCAGCTTGCTGGAAAGCATCGCTATAGCCCGGCTATTATTATTGGCGCAGGTCCCTCTCTGAAGCACTCTCTTAAAGCACTTAAAAACAATTATGATCGAGGGGAATGGCGAGTTCCTACGTTGTCGTGTCTTCATAACTTTGGTTATTTCGAAGATAACGGCTTTCATGCGGACTACTACCTTTCCTTAGATGCAAGCGGTGATGCGGTCATCAAAGACGTATCGGAGTCTCGTGAAAAGGATTCCGATCATTACTGGGAGGCTACGGAAGGCAAGACGCTCATAGCGACGACTCTTTCACCTCCTATTTTGTTTGAGAAGTGGCGAGGAGAGATCTATCTCTTTAACTCGTTGATTCCATCTGCAGAGATGATGGACGAGCTGAATGCGGTAGAGCGGTTTGCTCATTATGTATCGGCTGGAGGCAACGTCTTAGGGGCTTGTCTTTATGTGGCGAAGATTTTCTTTGGCTGCGATCCGATTATGTATGTGGGGGCAGACTTTTGCTTTGATTACGGCGGTGAGTTTCACAGTTATAAGACGGGATACGATACTCAGGGAACCTGTGTTCCTTGGAAGGACGTGTATGGAATGCCCAGAAAGACTTGGCCGAGTTATTTGAACTTCAAGTTTTTCTTTGATCATGTGGCCTGTACGGTTCCTGGCAATTATATCAACTGTTCGGAGGGACTCTTGGGAGCTTATTCTGAGGGGAACATCTGCCAGTTTCAATATAAATCATTGTCAGAAGCACTCGTTCCTTATGAAATACCGGAGAAGGTGAAGATACACGATATTAAAGATCCAAAGAAGATTGAGGAAATTAAGCTCGCTGATGTGTGGGCGGTTCCTGATTATAAATTGGATCTAATTTTATTTTAGAAGGAGATCGATATGGCATTTGCAGCATCGCAAGTTTGCGACACAGTTTTAGGAAATATGAGGGTGGTCGTTTATGACGTTACGCCTGATGGAACAGCCGGTACGGTAGTAACTGGTTTAAACCGAGTAGCCTTTGCACAAGTTTCTCAAAAGAGCGGGATTACTCAGCCTAATATAGCACTCAATGAACTTGATAGCGGCACGGCTGCTTTAGGTACGATTGCTTTAACGGGAGCGGTAGCGAATAACGTCAGTACAGTTATTGTTTACGGCTCTTAAGGGGGTTTTATGGCTTTAGATGTAACGGTTTTTCCGGTCACCATAGCGGCCGGGGCAACGAGTTCGCCGGTGATAAACATTGGCCACAACACCACGGTTCGTCTGGCTTATGGCGAGATGGCTGATTGGGCTGATTCAACGGGGAACCAAACTCTTAATTGGCGGGCTCATTTAACGAGTGATCAGACTTCTGGAGCCTATAGCTTCGTATCTGGAAACTCTTTAGTGACCTATGCAACGACTCGAAAGCTTCTTGAATATAACGATGTTCTCGGGGTGAGTAGTGTAAGCCTAGAAATAGCCACGGCTCCGACTCAAGCCGCTACGGTGTATTTACTGTGCGGAAGGAACGGACCGGGTTGATAATTGACGAAATGACGAAGGAGAAAGTGAAATGGCAGCAGAACCAGTAGTAAGTAGCGATATAGACATGACAGCAGCGAACCGGCCTGTATGGGTGATCAATAGAGACGATCAACTGTATAAGGAAGAGTTTCGTGGAACAATGAGAGAGGTTCCTCCACACAGTGAGAAGAAGCTCGTAATGCGTTACTTAGAAGCAAGGAAGTTTTTGGGAAGGCCGAAGTCGGCTAACTACAAGAATACTCTTGGAGAATATGTCATTGGACCCAAAGCATTGGCAGTCGTTGAAATGAATGCGGATGAAATGGCAAGATGGTATGGCAAGGATAAGGAAGTTCTTATCAAGGCTGACCAAGAGAGACAGAAGAAATCTAAGCGATATACGTGTCAATTAGATGGAAAAGAATTTGGAACGAAGAAAGCCTTAGATAGCTACATGAAGGCTACTTATCCTGACCACCAACCGGTCGAGGAATAGTTTCAAAAGGAGGCTAAGAAGTGTTTGCAGATGTGAGTGAGCTAGAGACGTATGTGCGAAATATGCACAATGCTACTGGAGATAATAACTGGTCTTCAGCGGAGATCTATAAGCTTGCAGAAATGAAGTGTAACGAGATGATAGCGATCTTTGGTTTAATCGAAGATACCGTCACCGAGTTAACAGTCATCTCCCAGGTGAATTATGCCTGGCCTACAAACGCGATTAGCATCATGAGAATGAACTGGAATGGAATTCCACTCAAACGAATAAGTCGAAGACAGTATGAGTCGAGAAACCCTACTGGGATAGTGCCCGAAGGTGACCCTCGCGAATATTGGATATGGAACAACGAGGTCTTTTTTTCACCGACACCATCTAGTGCCAAGACGATTACTTGGTATGTAGAGAAGCGGCAAACGACTATTACTGCGTCTACCGACACACTGGACGTCCCACAACATCTTCAAGGAGGAATTGCAGAGGGCGTTATTTCTTTAATGTATGCGAAAGATCTGAATCAAGGGATGGCAAGTTACTTCGATGAGAGGTGGCGAAACATTCACATGATTGCAGGTCGTAAATACATCAGAGACAGAAGAAGGAAAGATGGTTCAACGATAGTTGCGGATGCCGATTCACTGTTGGAGACAGAATATGGCCTTATTTAAGGAAATAAGTGGCAACAGGAATCAAACAAGTTGGAACACGGGTACGTTATTCAGTTGAGGGATTTGATGGTGGCTTAAACAAGCGCTTTTCTCCTTCTAAGATTGGACCGAGTGAAACCCCAGACTGTAAGAACGTCACCTTTGACGAAGATGGGGCAGTTGTTACTCGGGACGGTACTCAGATCATTAACCTCGGAGCGGGGATTGGTTCATTTAATGTACAAGGAGGCGCTCAGTACGGCGGCTCTATGGTGGTTTGGTCAAACGGGACGATGTATCGAGCGTCCTTTTCGACGAGCTCATCGGATGCTTCTTTAGCAAGCACCGTAACTCTGGCTACTTTTGATTCAGTCTCTGGAACCACAGGGACTTTTACTTCAGCCAACAAGATTGTTTCTCGCCGATACCAAGGCGTTTTGTTTTTCTCCGATGGAACCAAGGCCTGGAAGTACTCCGGCGACAGTGTTTACAATATGGGCATCGATGTGCCTTCGGCTCCTACGGGGGCCTCTGAAAATAGCGGAAGCTCTTTAGCCGTGGGCAATTATTACTATAAAGTTTCCTTCGTCAACTCGCAGGCGGTGGAGGGCTCGGTAGGATCTGCTGCTTGCGTATCTTTGGGTGCGTCGGCTCTTGTTAGTTTAACAGAGATCCCTGTCGGGTCTTCCCTCGCCGGAGTCAATGAACGAAATGTTTATCGAGCCACTAGTGAAGATGGGGAATATCGGCTTGTTGGCAATCTATCGGATAATACAACGACCACCTTTGTGGACGTCACTCCGAACGAAGAAGAAGGAAGAGCGGCTTTAGAGTTTCAAGATGCTCCAAAGCCTTTTACGACTCTCACGCTTCATAAGGATCGATTGTTTATGGACGATCAGTCCTCTACGGACACCATCATGAGGTGGACGAATCTGACGAATCCGTTTGTTTCAGAGCCGAATAACTTCGAGCCCTTTGATTCTAGAGACGGTGAAGAGATTACCCGAGTGGCGGCTCAAGATGATGTGCTGACTATTTTTAAAGAGAATAAGTCTTACGGTCTTGTCGTCTCTGATCCGGCCGATAGTCTAACCTGGCAGAAGCTAGAGCTTCCTTCCAATATGGGGACTTATGCTCACCGAACCGTGATTGAAACTCCTAATGGGCTGATGTTTGTTGGAAGACAGAACAATTCGATTGTAGGTCTGACCTATTTAAGCGGGATTGATGTGTTTGAGAGCACCGATGGAAAGCTTCGAGCTCGGACCATTAGTGAGAAGATCGAATCCGACTTTCTCAAAGAGTTTCAAAAGGACATGCTTCAAAACATCTCTTTGGAGCTATTTGAGAACCGGCTTTATATGGCCGTAGAGTCGACTTCTTCCGCAGATGATGTGAAGGACCGTATTTACTGGTTTGATATGAACCGCATTGGCACTCAAGGTCAGCCGGGTTCATGGTCTCTTTGGGATGGACCCAATACAGACTTCTTCTACCTTTTTGATGGCAAGCTTTACGGCGCTCAAGACGGAGAGACGGGCAAGATTGCTCAGTTTAACTCGGGAAGATATGCCGATTCCAACACCGCGATTAACTCGTACTTTTGGACGAAGCAAGTCGGCGGGGCTGATGAGGGCTCGCTTGATTCTTATGTGAAGGATTTTAGAGAAGCTTATATTTGGGTCGCCAAGATTGGGGATTACAATATGAATCTTCGCTGGAGAACAGACGGAGATATAGGCTCAGGGAACTTTGAGGAGATTAACGTTAATCCGGCAGGCTCTACTTGGGGCGTGATGGTTTGGGGAGTGGATCCTTGGGGTGGTATTCGAGAGGATTTTGAAGTCCGAGTGCCAATAGGAAAGCTTCTTGGAAAGCGGATACAGTTTCGATTTGATAATCAGGATACGGTGGATCAGGCCTTTAAGGTTTATCGTTTAGAGATAGGTATGAATTTACGGAGGTACAGATGACAATAATATATAGTCCAGGGGCGACTTCAGGTGGCTCAAGTAGTGGGGGCAATTTTGGCTCTCAGCAAGTAGAAGATCTTTTAGCGAAGAAGTTTGCGCAGGCGAAAAAAGGTTTAGGCGTGACTCGTAAGAGAGGAATGCAAAGTTTAGATAAAGGCTTAGAGAGACAGCAAGCCATTAGCGGACTTTCTGGGGGAGCGGCCAATAGAGCGCAGTCTCAGTCTCGTAAGCAATACGAAGAGAGTTTCTTACCCGCACAAATTGAGCTGGCTTCTCAAGAAGCTGGAGCTACAGCAGCAGCCAGAGAATCAGGGATTGCTCGTCAGCAACAAGAGTCTCAGTTTGGCAGAACGATGGACTTTCAGAAGGAGAGCTTTGATCGCCAGATGAATTTTCAGGATCGAGAGTTTCAAGAGAATTTAAAGACCAACACGATCAATGCGGCGATTGCGATGAGAGATGCAGGACTAGATGATCCCCATCGTTTAGCGAATGTTCTTAGGATAATGGGTCAATCGTCTTCTTTTACCAAGAGTGGAAAGACTGTACGTCCATGGCAAGATTCAAGGGCGGACATTGTGTCTCAAGAGCAGAGACTGGGTCGTGTTCTGACAGAAACAGAACGACGAGCTGTCATTGATAAACTTGTTTAAGGAGAGATTATGGCACTTGGTGAAATCAATCAGCGAAGAAAAGTAGAGAAGGGCTCCGGTGGAAAAGGCGGTCTTTTTGGAGGTATTGCAGGAGCCGTAGCAGGTGGTGCTTTAACTTTAGCCACTGGAGGTGCCGCAGCCCCAGCAGTTTTAGGTGGTTTAGCGGCCGGCTACGGTGTGGGCTCTGGTTTAGGTTCTTTAGCGGATACGCCGGACGAGGTGAAAGAGACCAAGACGGTTAGTAAGCTTGAAACGGCCAGGAACTCCGATCCGATGGGTCAACTAGCAGCGGTAGAAAACGCCCGAGTGAAGATCAAAGAAGCGGGGAGTTTATCTCCTGAGCAGTTTACAGCGGCGAGCGGTACTCTTGATCAGGCTTCAAAGACCTTAAGAGAAAGGATGGGAATGTGAGTTTAGCGGGATTTAACAGCAATCAGCCGGGAACGACTAAAGGACCTGGTAAGTTAGAGAATGCATCAAAGTCTTTACTGACGGGGGTGAAAGATTTCATGCCTGCAATAGATCTTTTTGTGGATTCTAAGCAGACCCCCCTTATTACGGGAGTTAAGAGCAAAGGAAATACAGTTGGCGATCGTTTAAGCGGACTAGCCGCTGGTCCATTTCGTGGAAGAAAACAAGACGCCACAAGATAGGGAGAAATTAAGATGATTAATCAAATACAACAACCAGAACCGAAACAACCTAAACCAGGCAAGCTAGCGAATGCTTCGAAGATCTTAGGAATGGGAGTGGGACTCGCCGGACTAGCGGGCAGTTCTTTAGGCAAGAGCGCTGCTGAGGGTTCTAATCCTTTAGGGAAAATGGCTAAAGGCGGCTCAGATGATTCTAATTACTATCTTGATTGGAATAAAAAGTAGGAGATCTTTATGGCATTAGTAGGAATTAACCCAGCAAGGCCCCGAAACAGAAAGCCCACGACTTTAGAGCAAGTGGCTCAAGGCGTAGATATTGCTTCGAACGTTTTAGGTTTGGGGATTAGTGGTTATGATTTGGTGCTGAAGAATCAGAAGCTCGATCAAGAGAAAGACCTTTTGAGTCTTGAGAAGGGTAAGACAGAATCTGGTATTTACGACAAGTTTAAGCCTACTGAAGAAGGTCAAACACCTGACTTTAATTACGGGGATCAAGGGCTTGTAAGAAGAGCACCTGAAACTTCTGCGAAGGATCTTCTAACGCGTCTTCAGATAGAAGACCTTGGAAGTAAGATGAAAAACAGGCTTACCACAGGACAAGATGCGGTCGATAAGAAGTTCGCAGGGACTTACGATGAATTTATTGGTCGAGGCGGTTATGCCGATATTGAAAAGAACATTAATCAGCTTAAGCTAGTGAGAGATTCTCTTGGCAAGACGGATACAGCGACGGGGCCTTTTATTGGTCTGCTGCCAAAGGCTGTTAGAGATATTACAACACCAGAGGGAGCGGCTCTTCAGGATAAGATAGAAGAAGTGGTTCAAAGAAACCTTCGTCTTGTTTTGGGTGCTCAGTTCACAGAGAAAGAGGGAACGCGCTTAATTGAAAGAGCTTATAACCCGAGGTTTGAAGAAGAAGAGAATCAAAGTCGTGTAAATAATCTCATTGGCGCTATTCAAGGGGCTGCAGAAGCTAAACTGGCGGCGGCTCGATACTACGAACAGAATGGAACTCTTCGAGGATTTAAGGGAACTCTTGCGACAAGTTTAAAAGACATTGAAGAAGCGGCGGGTTTTAACGAGAAGCAGAAAGAGAAAACCCCTTTTGAAGAATCTAGAGCGAACCGGCCAGCAATGAATGATCTGAGTGACGAACAGCTTGATCAAATGCTTAGGCAGCTTGAAGGAGGCCAGTAATGGCTGAAGGTCTTTCAAGGGAAGATAAGATCGCCAAGATAAAAGGCTTGATTGAGCAGCGAAAAGCTCAGAAAGCTCAGCAGGTCGAAGAAAAGCCTTCGGGTTTTGAGACGGCTGGCAAGACGGCACTCGGTGTAGCTACTGGAGTGGGCGAAGCGCTTAATCCTTTGACGATTCCTCACGGGATAGAAAGTTTAGCTCGTGGCGGGGCCCGATTAGCCGGGGCAGATGTAGGACCGAATGTTCTTCCAGAAGGGCGGATTTCTGATGTGGCTCCTCGTTTAAGAGCCGGGGTTCGATCCATTGGACAAGATGTGGCCTATCCATTTACAGGCAACAAACCTCAAGGCTATGAGTCTCTAAAAGAAGAAGAGATTCAATCGCAGAAAGACTTTGAAGGTTCTCTTCCGAGTGGTTCAAAAGAAGCGGGTGAAATTGGTGCCGGGATTATGTCTTTGGGGCTTCTTGGAAAGTCAGCGATTAAAGGCGCTTCCGGGTTATTGAAGAAAAAGGCGAACATGAGTGCTTTTGAATCTTTAAAGCCAATGGGAAGAGCCGCCGATAAGATTATTAATCAAGGGAGAGCCACAGCCATTGGGGAGCAGCTTTTAAAAGATAAAGTCGTCACGAAGGGCGCTTCTTACAAGACGATGCTGAAGAGATCTAAGGCTAAGCTTAAAGAGTTCGGCGAAGAGATTGATTTCTTTGCCAGGGCTGCGGATAAGGCGGCGGATGCCGATTCTTCTATACGAGGGATTAGCGTTCCTGATCTAGCTGGGGATATTTCAAATAATGTAATTGGTCCTTTAATGAAAGACCCTTCTACCAGAGGAATAGCGAAACAAGTTTCTTCTTGGGTAGATGATCTTGGGGATATTACAAAGAATCAGGATTTAAGCTTTTCAAGGGCGCAAGAGCTTAAGAAAAGTCTCGGAGCAATGAAAGCCAAGTTTGGCGCCGGTGGTGATTCACTTTCTAAGGAGGCCTTTCAAGACGTTTATCATCTTCTTAATAAACGAACTGAAGTTGGAATTGATCTGGCTCTTAAGCAGGCCGCTCCTTCTATGACCAATGGCTTTGTTAAAGCTAAAGAAAGCTATAGAAACTACAAGGATGCGGAGAAATTATTAGCGAGTACAGTTTCTAGGGCAAGTAAAAACAGGTTTTTAAGTCTTACCGACTACATTGCAGGTTTTGGTGGTGGGGCAGCTCTTGGAGCCGCAGCCGGACCCGGAGGTGCAGCGGTGGGTATACCACTTGCGGTAGCGAATAGGCTGATGAGAACCAGAGGCAATCAGGTTTCTGCAGCTTCTCTTAATTCTCTAGCAAACATGTTGAAGAATGCGCCGACTTTGAAGTCCGTTCCTGGTGCGGCAAGCGCCGTGGGATCGCTTAACTTAATTCGGCCACAAGGGAGACAGTACTAATGGCAACACCGAATGTAACGTTTTCGTTTGTAAATGGGCTAAGCTCAGATGCAACCGAAGTAAATACGAACTATCAAGATATTTTAGACGCTTTAACGGATGGAACTTCAGACTTCTCCATTGGCTCTTTAGCAATTACCAATGCTCTTAGTGTCGGGACGACGAGTACCTTTACAGGGACAGCGACCTTTGGAACGACGATTCATACCGCGGTGAGGATGAAAGAAACGGGCGGCGGAGTAGATTATATTGCTCATGTTGCACCGGCTTCTTTATCGGCGAGTTATACGCTTACTTGGCCAGATGATGATGGGGTTAGTGGAGAGGTTTTAAGTACGGATGGCTCAGGGGTTTTATCATGGCAGGCTTCTACAGCTCCTAATGCCACTCTTTCCGTGCAGACTGGAAGCTATACCGTTTTAGATGGAGATGGATTTCGAACGATCTCAACCACCACGGGTGCTTCTGATTTCACAACGACGCTTCCTACTTTAGCGGATAATACGAATCGGATTATTACGCTTATTAAAGGAGATAGCTCGGCCGGAACTCTTACGATTGACGGGGAGGGTGCAGAGACTATTGGGGGGCTGACGACGATTGTTCTTTATTCAGAGAATGATTCGATTACGATTCAGGCCGGGCCGACAGAGTGGGAGATTCTGGGCTCAAACTTGATTTCCAGGTATGGCCAGAAGTTTTTGTCTGGTGACCTAGCCTCAAACGGGGATATAGCCGATATTTCATTTACTAGCCTTGTTGCCGGGAGAACCTACAGAGTTTCTTTAAACGTTCAGCTTTCTTTGAACGCTGGAGATGCTTTACAGATTCAAGCCTTTAATGGAACCAGCGGCGGTGGGGTTCAAGTCGCTCGATACAATGCCACAAATAAAGGAACTACAACTGGTGGAGACTTTCAAGGATCAGCGGTTGGTGTCTTTGTGGCTACAGGAACCAGCATGATAGTTAGTGCAAGTTCAATTGATTCTGGGTCAGTCGTTAGGGGGTCTGGTGGGGCCGACGAAACAAATGTGATTGTAGAAGAGATTGTTAATCCTCTAGGAAGTGCAATTACTTAATGAGTTGGACGTCTTCGAACGACAATCCATCTTCTGTTTGGGGGTGGATTAAGAGGGAGAAGCATTGGCCTTCGAAAGTGAAGATGTTTCCACTTTTTATTACGCACCTTCCTCAGTGGACCTGTATTTACGGGATCAATTGGTACTACGGATCGATGGAAGTCCATGGGAAGGAAACGTGGAATGCGCCTCATAATCTTTATCGTCAGCCTTATCACTTTAGCTTTGGTCTCTTACTTTCTGGCATTCTTGCCTGGATGATCAGTTGGTGGATCGCATCGATAATTGTTTTTGGTTTAATTCTTTTGTTTGAGCTTTTAAGTAACTTTAAAGAAGGCGCGTCTTGGTCAAAGAAAAACAGTTCGGATCTACTTGTGTGGTCTATTAGCGGGATACTGGGAGCAGGGGGAGTTTCATGGATGTAAATTCAGTATTAGCTGCAGGAGGCGGCGCAGTGGGTGTTGGCGGTTTATCTATTTGGGCATTTAAGTATTGGGTTAAAAGAGTGAATAAAAAGCTCGATGATATAACCAAAGATATTTCAGAGATTCGCATTTTACTTGCTGAGGATAAGGGAAGAGATGAGGGCGAGAGCAAGCTTATCTGGAGAGAGATTAATACGGATAAGCATAAGATCGCTAAGCTCGTGGATGGCAGTGAGAAGCTTTGGAGAATGGTTCATTTGATTGGGGCTAAGCTAGGAATTGGTCAGTCACGCATTTCCGATGCGATTGACGATACGCTAAAGGGGGACAAATGATCTGGGAAGAGCTGGCATTTTTTAATCAGAGTGAGGGTTGGGGAGATCCTGATCGGATGTGTCCTGATTTTTTACAGAAGATGGATCGTTGGCGATACTGGGTGAATCATCCGATTAAGATTCACGGCGGGTATGCGACTAAAGGGCATTCAAGGAATTCGATGCATTATCGCGGGGCTGCAGCAGATGGACACATTTACAATGCAGTTACGAAGGAGCGGCTTTCAGCGAGTGATCATCTTTATTATTTATTAGCGAGTCGCTTTGGCGGGATAGGTCTTTATTTATGGTCCCCGAACGGTCCTTATTTTCATGTAGATTCACGTCATGTAGAGTTTGAGAGAAAGATGTGGGTCTGTTTTGAAGAAGGAGCTTACGAGCCATTAAATCTCCCCAATATCCGAAAAGTACTCGGGTTGTAGACCGACCTTTTCTAGACGAATTCAGATATAAAGAATGTCTTGTTTGTGGCAAAAGACCGAGTGATCCGGCTCATCTTCGATCTAAAGGAGCGGGTGGGGGTGATGAGCCAGAGAACGTCATTCCTTTATGTAGAGAATGTCACCAGCAGCAGCACCTTATCGGCATCATTTCTTTCACCATGAAACACCAGCTTCCAATCGATTTCAGCTCTGGCTGGCCTAAATACGCCCCAAAATAGCCTTATTCTTGCCCTAAAAGGGGCTTGACAATGGCATACATATGTAATACAATGGTATATATGAAGAGCAAGAGAATCACCCTAGGCTTTAGAGAGATGGAAGATCTTGTGTCGGCTTTAACCGCTGCGATCAATCACTTTCCAAAGTATGAGGGCCCCGAAGATATGCGATTCATGTTCAATGGAAGCCTTAGAAGCTGGAAGGCCCTAAGAGGAAAGATAACCCGAATAATGGAGGATCTATGATCCACTATCGAAATAACGATATTATGTTTCACCAGCTTAGCAAGATGGGAATGCAAGACATTGCAGAAGGCTATTTCACCGCTAAAAGAGAGCCCGAACAAATGAAATGGGTGAAGTGTGCTAAGTGCGGGGCTGAATATGCGATTGCCAAGGATGATACCCCCGACCCCTGTGAGTACTGCCAGCCAAACGGCGACGAAGAAGGCGATTACAAAGAAGAATACCGAGAACGATTCAAGGAGGATGTATGAGCAAGGAAACTTGGATAGAGGTTTGGGATCTATTTATTGAAGAACACGACAGAGAGCCTACCGATAAAGAGATGGATATAGCATACGCTAGTTACGTAGGTTCTATCATGGACGCCGGTAAAGGCGAGAGAAACGGAGGCTAGAGATGAAAGACACGATTGAAGGAATTATTGAAGGATTTGCCTTTATAACGGCGATTATGTTTCTGATGACCTTGGTGGCTTGTGGAGGTGAGAACTCTACCCCTACTGGCGACATCGCCCTTAGAGAGGGAGATCTACTGGCCTTAGCCCAGGAACAAGTGGAACCTCAGTGGTATCAAGTCTGCGCCCAGGATAATATCGATATAGCGGATTTATGGCTCACTCATTGCGGAGAGAGTGAATTCTGTCAGGGGACTTATGACCTGGCTCTTTTAGAGATTCAAAGCGCGTGGAATCAAGCTAAGATTAGGGCTGAAACAGACCTTCTTTCTTGTGAAGCGGACTGGAGATCGTACTTTGTAGGAACGGATTACTGCTATTCGCTTTATCACCAGAGCTTTGAGAGCTCCCTTTTTAGATGCAATACGGCTCTTTTAGTACTGCCTTAATCACCAGCTCGCCCCATTTTGTTAATTCACCCTGAGCTCACACGATTAATTAAGGGCTGTAAGCGGCTGGCTAAACCCGTAGACTCTATTTATGGGGAAAGATCAAAAGCTTTATAAGCCGCTCTATTACAAATGC